GCCGGAATCCGCGCCGTCCTCAACCCATTCGCCATCACATCGGGCTACGTCGCTTGGCAGCTTGTTCATGGCGTTATCTTTTTGTTGCGTTCAGCAAGCATCGCATCGGCAATACGGTATGAAGTAATCGCTAACTCTTTCAGTGAATCCTCATAATGGAACTCATCCATGTTGATAAAGTTTGAAGCTCCCTGCATGGCCTGTCCTGCAAGCCAATCGCGGAGGATAAAATTGTATTCTTCTTTCGTGTTCATTTCTTCTTTGCGGTTTTGGCTGAGTCGCGGAAGTCTTTCGCAGTCGGTGCTTTCTTGCTGCCAACCTTGTTCATCTTCTCTCCGCTACCTGCTGCGATGCGTTTGCGTTTAGCTGCGATGTTTGAATAGAGTCCTTGTTTCATATTCTTATTGTTCCATCCCTTGAGTTGTTACCCCACCCATCTCGGCGGGTGCGGTTCCGATACGTCCAATCTCGGCGTTCTGGGCTTGTTGTAGCTGGAATTGATACTGCCCTGCATACTTCTGCAAGCGAGCGGCGAAAGCCTCGTCAGACTGCGCCCTAGCCGCAACATCGGGTTGTTGAACGTATGCCTGAACCATCTGCATTGCAATCTGTGCGCCGTTCGGTTGGGCGGGAACTTCAATACCAGCGAATATCTTAGCAAGGTCATCAGTGACGTTCTTCGCCACCTTCTGCTGCGACTCTTCAACTGGCTGCAATACATAGTCGGCAAAGATAGGATTGATGGAGGAAGCCGCAAACTCAAGCAGCTTGTTCACATCCATGATCCCATTGCGATCTAACTGAACCAACTGAACCATGTTCTTCAACTGAGTCTCGGCTGTCTCTGGGTCACTCGACAAGGAATCAAACGAAACCATAATCGAGAAGTCCTCATCGGGACTACCCTTAGTCATCACTTGTGGGTTAGGATTACCCGTTACTTGGAAGAAAACTTCATCTGGTCCCATTCGCTGATACAGCTTCCAAGCCATAGTAAGAACGTCCTTCACATGGTCTAGGAACTTTCCAATGTAGTATTGCTGCCGCGCCGCCGAAAGGGGATTTTCAAGATCAAGACCAATAGCACGATCAGCTTGACTACGCATCGAAAGCTCACTTTCAACAGAACCATTATCTTGCGGAGGAATCGGACCGAAAGCAATTTCACCCAAACGCCGATACGGGACTCTGCGACCTGGACCCCAATCAGAAGGAGGACGTCCAGCAGGATGCATAAGAGGAGGTAGAGTTGCGAGAGACGCACGATCAATGCGGCTGTCACGTTCGGTCTTAATTTGCATCTGAGGACCACGGAGAATATCTGAAAAAGTTTGAACCTCATACATTCGTTTCTGGTCGTTGGCTAGGCGGGTGACTACAAATGGGTAATCGTCGTATCCGTTAAGTAGCTCATGCTTGGCGAAACCTTCTGTCTGGGGATGGAACACGGTGCAGTAAATACCCTCGGAACCGTCCTCTTCGTCAATCAAACGCTGATACGCATAGACAACCATTACAAGGTCATTGTCATCAGTGATTGGAAGGCGTGTTTGAGTCTTTACCTTCTCGCCATCGAGATACATAGAGTCTTTCCCGCGAAGGGTTTCAATGGCATTGTCCACCCATTCACGATCCCATCCTTCATTCGTTACCTTTTTCTCAAGCTCTTGAGCGGTAAGGAAGGTGCGCCAGAACATGTAAGGAGCGCGTTGCGGGTCGGAAATGTAAGACGGGAACATCACCTCGCCATCGGGAGCGCAAGCATAGACAACTGGACAGTCAACCGTTTGGCGAGGAAGCGGGATTTCCGCCACGCCCATCTTGCGAAGGTCTTTGATTGCTTTCTTCGCCCTCTTAGTGGAAAGGTCAGGGAAAGATTGCTGAATCAAATCAAGCAGCACCTCATCATCTTGTCCACTAAGTATCAACTCAACAAGGTCAGGGGATGCTTCTTGAATCTGCTCTAGGCTAATGCTCTGGAGGTAAGAACGCTTCTCCCGATTCCAACCAACGTAGGAAACCATAATCCCCTTCTCCATCAGGTAGTTGCCGCCAAGCTCCATCTGCCGCTTGAAGTCGGGGATGTAGGTGGAACGCATCCATTTCAGGAAGCCAGAAACAACCGCCGCCTTGGGCATTGCCGCCATCGAAGTTGGAAACGCTTTAATGTGGGAACGCTGGAGAGCCTGGTCAAACAGCGCAACATACATATCAATGCGCTCGCCAACCACGTTCACCTCTTGGTCAGAAGCACCTTGCCACGGGAAAGCGTTCGCCCCGTTTTTGCGTAGGTCGTCTGACTTCCCATCCCAGATATTCCGTCGATCATTGTAAGACCGCAAACAGGACTCAAAGTAGTAATCCAGATCAATCAAACAGGTGTCGTAAGCATTAGCCAACGCCATAATATCTGGCTCCTTGTCCACGTAAACAAGGGACTCATCTTCTATTTCTTGCAATGGATTCATGGTATGTATTGGTAGTAGTCCCCAAGGTCGGAATCGACAAGGATAACACTAACTTCCTTCCCAATCAAGCGTTTTGACATTTGAGCGGGGACTTTGACGTTTACTCCAAAACCGTCGATCCTGCCGCGCATCCATGTCGGGTTGTTGCAAGCTCCTAAAATCACCGCTTTTAAGGGCGTTTCCGGCAATTCTACAACAGGCTCCACAACCTTTGCGGGTCGTCCTCTTTTCTTCGGTTCTTTCTTCGCGCTCATGTTAATAGCCTCCACCTCCCTGAGTTGTAACCAAACTGACGGAATTGTCAACGTGATCTATTCCAGAAATTGCAGCGTAGCGTAAAACGTCAATAACGTCCTTCCATGCCTCTTTTAATCCGCCGTCTCCGGTATATTCCGACAAGCCTTGGATGATGTTCTCGCAGTCGGAACTGATGTAAAAGTGGGGACGATTGACAGAATCCAACGGCTTAGACGTATCCCATGCCATTTTCCCGATCAATGCTTGCAGTCCGTCGTCAATATCCAACCCAGGAGCAGGGATGCAAACCATCCCAGATTCGTTCAAATCCTCAATAATGGAGGACGAACCGTCTTGAACCTGATACTTCGCGGCTCCTAGTCTAGGGTCGATTATTCGCTCAAAAATCTCTTCATCTTCCTCTACGTTTTCAATAAGCTCAATGTAGTCACGGATACCGTAGCCTTGCCCTTTTGCGCCCTCTCCAGGCATCCACTTGCCGTTCCGCCATTCCGCCCAGTCGCCTACGTCAACTCCAGGCCATTCGCGGTAAACCCAAAATGTTCCCGTCTCGTCCACGGCAATCCAGCACATAAACCAGTTCTTTGATCCTGCGGGGTCGATGATATGATACCTTGTGACGTTGGTCTTCGGTATCTTCTCTGGCTCCACCACGTTGACCACCTTGTTGAACTTGGGGAACTTGGTGGCGTGTGACTTCATCGGCACACCGTATGCACGAATCAGAATCTCTTCCCGTGTCCTGCCTTTCAACGTCTCCTTGATGCGTTCGTATCCACCGAAAGCATTGTCCTGCGAATGGAAGTAATGCACGGACGCATTTAGCTTCTTGGACTTCTGGACATACGGGACAAGCTCGCCATTCAGCAATTCCGCTTCCCTGCTTTCAATGGTTATCGCGCCGTCCAGATATTCCTTGATAACCTCAGTCCACCCGTCAATCGGCGTGAATGTCACAAGCATCTTGGAATTGCGGGTTGCAAGTCGGAAGCGAAGAGTGTTTATCAATTCTGGTCCGAGAAGGTATTCATCGAGCCATACGCCGATATTGTGCCAGACGGGACTTCTAGAACCAAGCTCCGCGCCTTCTAGAATGGTTGGATTATTCTGATACTGGGAATACGTCTTGAAGATAATCTGTGAACCGTTCGGGAGGATTAACGACGAATCAGTGAATCCTGTTTTCTTCTTGTAGGAAATGTAAGCGTTTGCGCTAGTGAACTTGGTTTTTAGATACTCAGGAAGCCAAGCCCACACCGCGCTTTGTTGCTGGCGGATAGACACCTCGGATGTTTGTGCGAAGCAGAATATCTCGGAGTTGGGATTCTCCACGGCAGCACGGACAACGGAGAACGCACCCCATTGAGTTTTTCCGCTCCGGTTCCCGCCTAGTGCTAGGATTTCGTTTACTTCGTGAAGCTGCTCCTCCGCTTTCGTCCAGTGGGGCAGTCGAAAACCATACTCATACGGGTCTTTCTCAGCATTCTCAATCGCTTCGTGGTAGATACGATGGATGGACAACACCTCTTCCGGTGTCATCTCGATTAGCTCCTCGTCCGTTGGTGGAGTGAGGATTTGATGCGGTCTCCAAATCATACGACTTCTGCTTCGATTACCTTGCCCTTGGCGATACGTGACCTTGCTTCATTGATAAGGTTGGCAGCGTCATCTAGGCTTGCGCCCTTGCGATGCTCCACCACGGTAGTCGCCATTCCGGTAAGTTGTGCCGCTTTATCTGTCAAAATACCAACCGTGATTGCCAGCTTCTCAGGGGAAATCTTGGCAAGGCTGTCAGGGTCGTCAAATAGCTGCGTAGCGCGTTCAAACAGCAAATCGGTGTATTCCTGCGCGGCGATGGCGTAACGCATGGAGAACTCCTTACGCTTCGTCTCTAGGGTATCGTTGTGCCGCCACTCCAGCCCACGGATAACATCGCGCCCCATTCCAGTTTTCTTGGAAATCTCGCTTATCCTTGCGCCCTGAGATAAAAGGAACAACGCCAACGCTGCCTTGTGGGGAGCGTAATGTTCGACGTTATTACGGGAGAGAGACTTGGCACGTTCGCGCACCTCAAGGAACCACTCGCTTTTGTCTGGGCGGTCGTCGTAGTAGTTCTCTTTGAACTTCTCTAGTTTTTCGTCACTCATTTCGTTGCGCCTTCTGCCTGATGCTTATGTTCAATACATCAGTCTCGGTCAATATCTTTTTCTTAACAAGCCTTCTGATTGCGGCTTGTGGATCGCGGCTTGATTGGATTTCTGGGAAAAGCCTTGCAACCTTCTCATCGGTTGGCAACCCAGCAAGCAATGCTTCCTTTGGAGAAAGAACAATTCCTTGGTTTCGCATCCTGTCTTTGTATGCTCCCAGAATCCTCTCACCAACAATCGGGTCTTTCTTTATGAAGTCCCTAATGTTTTGACGGGTTTCCGCATCATTCTTTCCAGCTATCTCATCCAGCATCTCGGATGTTGTTTTTTCTTTTGTCGGGTCAAATGGAACAAGTTTACCATCAATCAGGTTGAGTGTGTCAGAACTTGAGAAATTCGCATCTTTAAGCATTGGGATGATTGTTTCATCGGTCTCACCAAGCGTTCTGAGATTATCCACATGAGCTAGCATTTTCTGCATATTGCCAGCGTAGTTAGCTTGCTCGTTTGCAACCAGACTTTCGTATTGTTCCGGCGTGATCCTGCCATCTTTCAATGCATATTGATGCCCTGATATGGTGGATTTGATATTCTTAACTGCCTCATTTACAAGGCGAGCCTTAAATCCAAAACCTTCTGGGATGGTTCTTTTCTCTTCGCGTATTCCAAGTTGTCTTGTGACTTTTTCTTGGGTCGTCCTATCAGGTCTTTGCAATGCAGTAATCGTGGATGGAATAAATTCCTTGGCAAAGTTTGCACTTCTATCTGCCACTTGTCCCATCGTGCTTGGGGCATTGGAAATCAATTCACCTGTTTCAAAATCCCTACCGGAAATCATTGATGTGCCAGCTTGTAGAGCAAATGAACCCTCTCCAACAAGCTCAGTGCCAAGAACCTTTAGAAGATTGCCAGTCCCTTCCTCTGCGTTTTCGCCTCTTAATATCGACATAACGGGATTCGCCAATATGGTTTGTGGCAGATAAACGGAAGTATTCACTGAGCCAATAGACCCATCTTTTTTCCGGTAAAGCAAAAGCGGTTTGTCCCGTTCAAATTCTGCCGCAACAGTATCCCGATAAGCCCTCTCTTCTTCTTCCGTGAATGTCTCGCGGTTAAATTGGTTCAATCCGTATGTCGCGGCGGCATAGGCAGCAGCCATAGTAACTGCTCTTTTGGCAGCTTCTTTCTTCATTGCCGATTGATTAACAGGAATATCCTTAAACTCATCTCCCAGCTTTGCTACCAAAGTGCCATTCATCATGTCTCTTATTGCCTTGGCTTGCTCAAACTGAGTCCTTGCAAACTCAAGAGAATAGGTAACAAACTGAGGCATCACACCAGCCCTTGAAAGTGCTTTCAGTTCAGGGCTTATTGAATCGTAGTTGGGGTAAGTCTTTGTTGTGAGTCTTGCTCCCATTTCTTTGATCTGCTCATCAGTAGCAGTTGGCATCATCTTTTTCAAGACGTGCATATTGTTCTCGTAGTTTACAACTCTAAATATGTTATCGGGTAAACTGTAAACACGACCAGGAACATTAGTCACTTTCTCAAGAACCTTTCCAATGCGTTTCCCTTGAAGCCCAGCCTTGAGATCCTCATAGGCAATGTTGCCAGTTATCATTCCGCGCTTCTTGTAGTCCTCAAACTTCTGCAAAGTTATTGGAGGTGCTTCATTAGCGAATCTTTTAATTACTGGCAAGCTGCCTAGCTTTGTTCCACCAAGTGTTCCAAGTGCCATTTTCACAGCATTACCAAGACCAAGGGCAGGATTCATTCCCGCACCGAGTGTTGCAGCAAGGTTGCTTGGGGCTTGGATCAAATAAGATGAAAGATTCCCAAGCACTTTAGCCGACTTCAAACCAGATACGGCAGTCTCATAAATATCCCCCATTAAGCGAGCCGCAAGCAAGTTGGATTGTTCTTCTACTCCTCCTGCGTAAACCTTGTTGATTGCGTTCTGAGTGTAAGGATCAACAAACAATGGTTCCCCATCAAACATTGCATCGCCACGTTTGAGTTTCAAGGGTTGAAGCCCCTGTTGGAAATTAGGATCAGACGCTTTTACTGCCATGCCAGAATCAAGCAAAGACTTTGCAATCCTAGCATCAGATTCGTTGTATTCGTTGATCCTATTGAGAACGGATATGGTTGACTTTACTCTTTGTCCAGGTTGTGTAATCAGCCCAAGGTAATCTTCTAGCTCTTGTGAAACAACCTTTCTTTGCTTTAATACATTTGGAGTTCCTTTCCCCTGCATAAATGCAGAAAACTCCGTAGGATTGCCCTTCATCTTTAACTGAAGCTCTGCCAAGTATTTATTGGCTTCTTCCTCAGTCATTTTCTCCTCATCAAGTTTCTTTTGGAATGCTGCAATTCTATCCTTACTAGGAGTGGAACTTGCCTTAATATCCCTTTGATATGCGGCGTTTGACTTACCCTCACCTCCAGGTGCAATCCCGTGAAAACGCCTTATCCTTTCCGCTTCTTCGCGTGGCATCTTGTAGTTGCCAATAAACTCCTTCATCCGAGCGTCCTTCATTTCGTCGGTAAGCCCAGTTGTTAGCCGACGTTTTAGCGCATCATACTTTTCGGGGGATGGCGTGTAGTTTGGATTCTGGAAAAACTCATAGCCCCTAGTCAAATAGTCACCGCGATTAAGACTGTCCTCTATTACTTCCGCCCTGTTGTTTGGCAGTAACTTCTCCCCGCTGTTGTGCAGGTCAATCATCCTTTGTTGCTCTGCCCGTATCTTGCTTCTGCCAAATACAAGTTGATCCAGCAGTTCAGGCGGCAAGTCAGGACGATCTTCGCCATCAAGAAACGCTATTGCATCATCCCGATATTGCGGGTTTGCATCAAGGTATGAGTCGATTCGACCACCTATGTTTGTTGCTGTTCCTTCAACAGCTTCCACGGAAGCCTTTGCTTTCTTTGCGGCAGTCGTTGCATCATATCCAATAACTCTAGTAGGAACTACTTTTGATGCAGTTGCCTTTGTTGCATTGCTTATGTATTCACTAACGCTGCCTTTGAAATTAGCAGGAGCCATTTTCAAATCATCTGGAGTAAGTCCAGCAGTAAGCGTGTCAACTAAGTCAATAGTCGTTGGGTCGCCAGCTTCAATAAGTTTATTGATCTCATCAGGAGTCTTATTCCTTATTTTCCGTATGCCTGCGGTCAATCCTTTTTCGGCTACGCCAAGTCCACCGCCCAACGCTGCGCTTGTTCCCGCTCCGATTAAATAGTCTTTAAGCGAGTAATCTTCTTTGCCGCCAGCTTCTTCAACCGCCATGTAAGCGGGAGTTGCCAATCCGCCAATAGCAACACCAGAAGCAATCGGTCTTTTGGCAATCGTGCCGGTAACTTTTGCTAGTTTACCTCCAGCTTTGCCAATCTTGCTTCCAGGAATTAAATTCAAAAGAGTGTCAATAGTTACTCTCCCATAATCAATATCACTTGCACCTTCTATTTTTTGTGCCGCAATAGAACCTGAGACTCCGCCTCCTATTGCTCCTAAAATATATCCACCAGCAGCACCAGCAGGGACTGTAATTGGAGCAGCCGGACCACCTAAAGCTCCTAATGTTGCGCCAGCAGCAGCACCTCCAGCTTTAGCTCCTTCTGCTAAAACAATTTCAGCACCAAGACCAGCAGCAATGCGCCCTATGCTTGGGTCTTTCGGTTCTTCCTTTTTATCTTCCTGCTTCGGAGCTTGTTTCCCAGAAAGATAATCTGCAATCTCATCAAGGGAATAGCCTTCTTCCATTGCATTCTTAATGTCGTCACGACCTTCGGAAATATGCAATGCTATTTCTTGATCGGAGTAGCCCTCCTCACGCGCCCGTGAAAGGCTATCTCTTGTTAAGTCAGGCATCTTTATTTGATAATTTCACCAAGTGGTTTTTTACTTGGAACAGTTGCAGAGCTTTTGCCAAAATAAGAATCCAAAGTCTCGTCGGTAATATCTCCGTAAATATCTTCTGCTTTTAATGCTCTCAAGGTATTGAGCGCACCTATCCTATCTCCTGATTCATACAGAAGTCTAGCGCGTTCGTTAGCTCTTGTGTTTCTTTCTATTGGGTCAAGTGCAGGCTCTGGCAATTTCTGCATAGCAGCGTATGCTTCTGGGTTTGCGCCAATTTCAATTTGCCCTGCACTAGTAGCTGGAACGACTGGCACTCCCTCAACTTGCGTAGTCATTACGTCACCAAGTCCAGGGACACTAGCGACTACCTCCCTTGTTGGTGAGTAAGCTCTTTCTGCAAATGCGGAGAATTGTTCGGCGTTCTGATTCCCAAATGGAATTGGAGTTCCCATATTGTTGTATCTAGTCCCAGATTGAGAACCGATAAGAACAATGTTTCCGTCAGCAAGTTGCCGTTGTTCTTTTTGCTCATTTGTCTGAACCTTGATTCCTGCATCTACTAACTTACCAATGCTATTTGCTAAAGCACGAACAGCACCTTGATCCTTAGAGACAAAAGCATTTGCTGCGTCATTCAAAATAGCTGGAGGAATTGCTATGTTTCGGCTGTCAGCAACGCTAACAAGTTGCTCGATTGATCTGGCTACTTCATCTTTGGGTGTTCTTGCTTCCGCAGGAACGGTAAGATTCTTGGTATTCAATGCCATCAACTGACCTGAATACGCCTTTAGATTATCAATGTCCTTGTTTGCTATCGCCTGTTGAAGATTAGAGTAGAGCATATTAGCCTGACTCTCCATCCCGTTTGCTCTTAGCGTATCAATAGCAGAATCAAGACTTGCAACTTTAGAGCGCAAGTTTGAATTAGGACTCAGAAGTGATGTTAATGGTTTTTCTGGCATTTGAATTTATTGAATGAATTTACCATACAATTTGCGTCTCCTCAACAGCATCAGAACTAGGTTGCATTGACATACGCATCTTCTGCATTCTCATCGCATCCATCTCACGTTCTCTTTTTAGACCCTCAAGGTCAAGTCGAGTCTTGAATCCTTCGGTAATGTTGAGTGCTTCAATAACCCTATCGGCAAGCGGAATGTTCTGGTCGCTAATTGCAAGAAGGCTTGGGTTAATCATGTCGGCATATTCCGGCATGGTTTGGACAATCAGCTTTCCTACATTCTCAGCTAACTTGATCTGTTTGTTTTGTTCCGCTTGTTCTTTTTTCCTCTCCTTGTATTCCTCACCCACCATCGAGATCGTATTGCCTATGCTTTGCCCAAGGTCTGCAACCCCCTGTGCTTGCGTAGCAGCAGCATTAGCCATCCCGCTGTAATCCAGCTTGAATGACTCAGGGTTGATCCCCGAACCTAGCATCTGTCCTCTTCCGTAAGTCGCCATATTGTTGATTTTTACTTAAATAATGATCCAGCCTTACCAAGAGCAAGACCGCCAAGGGAAGCCCCGCCAGTCATCGGGGCAGTCAAAAACGCACCGCCGATGCTCCCAAGCGCACCCATGAACCCCGCACTACGAGAAGCCTGTGCCTGTGCGTTGGCTTGTGCCGCCGCCAGTTGGTTAGCGCGTTGTGCCGCACCAAGGTTAAGCCCCACGGAAGTATCAAACAACTGAGGAGTTCCTGCTCCAATCGCGCCAAGTCCGGTGTTGATGAACTGCTGCCCTTGCTGATACGACAATGGGGCGGAACTCAAAAGATTTAGTCCTGGTTGAGTGTAGAACCCCTGCGCGGCATTGTAAGCGTTCTGCCCCGCTTGTGCAGCCTCGGCACGTTTACGAGCGAATACATCCTCACGCCCCATCACCTCGGAGGCAATAGCAGCGTTTCCACCAATCCTGCCAGCCGCAGAGGCAGCTTCACGCGCTGTTTGTTGGTATCCGCGTTGTTCTTCTGGGCTGATTCTTTGGGAGGCTGCTAATGCCCTTTGCGCCTCAGTATCGAAGCCTTGCACCACGCCAGCCTGTTCCGGCGATAGGGCTTGCATCAATCCACGGGTAAGACCTGCTTGTCCGGTCATCTGACCGAGTTCCGCCCCCCTTGCCTCACCAAGCCCCATACCAGCTTGTTGTGCCGCTTGGTTGCTAAGACCAAAGATTCCTTGTTGTCCACCGGAACCGCTAAGGAACGATTGAATATCACCGAGATTCAGACCTTGGAACTGAGGACGGAATTGTTGCTCCTGCGATAATATCTGAGGCAATGCGCCAGACATACCAGAAACGTATCTCTGAATATCTTTGCCAATGTCCATCTTTGGAGCTTTGACTGTTTTTGGTTTGCTAAATAGGCTGCCCATGATTTTATCGTAGTTTTGAGTAAAATTTTTCCATGCTTAACAAGCGAGTCCGTTCCGACCCTTTGAAGTCACGGCGAAAAAAAAGGTATTTGTAATCATCTTTGAAAGGGCGTAGTCCACTAAGCATATCGCCGCAACACATGGTGAAGTGAAGCGTGTCGGAATGCTCAAAAGCAACTGCCTTTTCAGGCTCGCTACTGTGCGAGTGAAAGCACAACGCAAAAACCTTTGGAGTTGAAAGCACAATACCGTAAGACAAGTGCCAACCGATAAGGCTTTGCAGGTCGATGTTGTTTGATTCATAAAGGGTAAGGGCGGTTGCTAGGTGGGAGGTCATCCTACAAACATTGCGTTGACTACTGTAAAATTGCCTTCGCTACCAGTTGCTGTGCTTGAGGCGTTAATGTCGCAAGATTGCTCTGTTGTTGCTGTTTCATCAGTTCCTCCAACAAATCCTTTGGTATCGCCATCAGTAAAGTTGGCAAATCCAGATCGTGCATAATTTGCATTCGGGAGTGCTGTTGTAAAATTAACGGCATATTTTCCAGTTGCTAACAAGCTAACGCTTGAGACATTGCCAGATGCCCTAATTAACCTACGATTTAGCGTAACGTTTCCACTAGTTGTTCCTGATGTTCCATGCGTCACAGTAAAGATGGTGCTGCTAGTAACCCCCGTCACAACAAAAGCTCCATCACCCGCGTTTCCAGATGTGAAATCCAAAAAGACTTTGTGTCCAACAATCAATCCGTGGTCAACAGATGTAGTCACCGTTACGGTTGTAAGCGTCCTAGAGTAAGTCCCGCTAATGTTATCTGCCGTTGTTCCATCAAAGTTCACCCATGCTCTAATCCCGTAAATAGGAGCCGTGCCAGTCTGCGCTCCATTCAGCTTGGGAGCAGTAATGGCAGCGTCTGCAATCTTTGCGGTTGTGACGTTAGCGTCAAGAATCTTGGCGGTAGTCACGTTTGCATCCAGAATCTTTGCTGTGGTTACGTTTGCATCCAGAATCTTGGCAGTAGTTACTGCATTTGACGCAATCGCGTTGGCTGTAACAGCGTTTGTCCCCATCTCATTTGAGGTAATCGTTCCTACCTTGAGCTTGCCAGCCACCAAGGCAAGCGTTGTGTTTCCACTGGCTATCGCATCACTTGTGAACAACGTCTGGTCGATGATGTTGTTCATCGCCGTGCTGGTAATCACTTGATTAGTAGCAAATGTATCGGTTGTTTCTACGACTCCAGGCATATTACGATTGGGAAATGATTTGTCTGTTTGTCACGGAACCAGTGACCTTAATAGAGGTGATCTTAGGGGAACCGATTGTCCGTGTCAAGGTTAGGCTTCCTACATAGCCACGAATCCCACCAAGACGGAACCGGATGTTCCCCGTTTCATCTTCGGGTGCGGCTCCAGTTCCCAGAACCGTGCCTCCAAGGAAGGTGGTTGTCGTCCCGATACTCTGATTGTTGTCTGGGTCTTCAGTCGCAAAGGAAATAGCATACTCACCAAGCCCACCATCAACGCATTGCATGGTAAGCTGCCCATCGGTAAATCGTTTACGGTCAAGATTACCCAAGGAATACCCTCTAGTGGTCAAAGAAGAGTTAATCGGAAAGTTAGTTGTAGCACCTGCCGACACCAAGTTGTCCAAAGAACTCTCAGTAGCCTCCAGTTCATGCAATCCACCCAAGGAAGTTACCGCATAAATGCTATCGCGCTCCGATGCGCTGCCGATAATCAGGTTTTTGATGATAAAATCACTAGCCCCAAAGGTATCAATCGACTCCCATGCCTTATTCAGGAAGTTGAAAATCAAAATCGTGTTGTTTCCAAAGGCATCATTGGCTCCTGCGCTAGAATCCAACGCTACGGCAAGGTAATATCGGTTGTTGAACAGCACTGCAACCGCCTCAGCAGCCAGATTTTTGTTAATTCGGTCAATGTATGGCTGGATATTCTTGGAAATAGGCTCATCTGCACCACGGAGGTTGTAATCATTCAGGAACTCGACGGCATAAACGCCATCATCGGACAGGAAGAACATAGCGTTACCCTTCATCACGACACTTTTTCTTGCCAAGCACCCAACTTCGGTAGTTAACTGCGTGACCTTGGTATCAGACAAGCTACCAACAGTCCCGCTTATCAGATGCAAGCTATTCCGATTCAAGACAACTAAGCCGTCATCGTAGAATCCCTGCATTGCCACAAGGTAATCGGTCGTCCCACCCGTAATGCGAAACTGATTGGCAATCTGGTCGAACGTATGGCTGTCTAAAATATCCGAAATGGCTATCTCATCGGTAATCTTCCTATCCGTGTAGGTTGGCGAGCTAAACGTGCCAGCAGGTGTGTAGTAAAACGGAACCCACAACCTGCGCTGAAAGTAAACTCCCCAAGGCGGGGCTGGCTGATGGATGAATCCACCGCCTACGCTAAACCTGCCGCCGAACTCAACCTCTAAACCACCGCCAAGGCTGGCTAAATCTCCTACTGGAGCAAAAAACGAAATGTTTGTAGTTGTAGCACTTGCTACCTCGAAAGACTTACCAGAGATTGCGCTGAACTCAGGAACATCCGTTTCATAAATCACAATCGTATCCCCAGTTACAATAGTTGTGTTTCCCGTAACATCCAGGCTCACAAGCCCGTTTGTTACCGAACCATCGTTTCCAACTGTAACAAACACCTGTGGCTGAGTGTAAACACCTGCTGGAACTAAGGTGAACCCAGATTTTAGCACAGCATCAGTAACTCCGAATGTTTGCGTTTGGGAAGTCGTGAAAACATAAGTAAAAACGTCTTTATCGGTAATTGTTGCAACAGCAAACGTCCCGTTAGCAGGAGTCCCGCCCGTCAACCCGCTAACAACAATCTCATCCCCTACGCTTAACCCGTGATCTTTAATCCGCATGGTAACGGTAGTAGAAGCACTCTGACTAGCCGCCTCAATCTGCCGACCGTTAGGAAACCACTCAAACGCCTGCACTCCATCTCGAAACAGATACACACGATCAAACGCCTGTATCAAATCGCAATCTTGCGCCAACGTTTTTCCCGTAGGGTATTTAATATCCGCCGTGGTGTAATCATCCAGATCAACCAGAATAGCCTTGGAATCCAACGCCAACACGACACTCTCAGTGTTATCAGAATTGGGATCGCTGAACAAACAAGAAGCCCTCACGTTCACGTTAGCAGCGTCATTGATTGGAGTGGTGGACAATGTTCCCGTTGTATTACTAATCGAAGTCAATCCAGGAACAGTGTACTCTAATACGTTTGGGAATACATAGCTTAAAACAAAATCCCCACTCATTTCAACATTCCCCACCAGCCCCGCAATTCTGCCCAATCCCGTTCCAGTCAAACCATGATCCACGGTAAAAACAACTGTTACGACTTCGTTCGAGACAAAAGCCATTGCAATACTCTTTGGTGAATCAATCAAAAAGAACGGCAACTGCAACGGACTCCCACCACTAGTCAATGATCCCGTCCGTGCCACAATCCCCTTACGAGGCTTCCAATGCCCGTCCATCCTCCCATTCAAACTCTCCCTTACCTCACCCACCTCCAACTGGTTCAACTGCAACCGCTGGTTCACCCCCACAAACCCACCATCCCCATCAGAGGCTTGGGCATCATCCATCGCACTTCCACTCTGTGCAAACTGACTCATCAGTAGTAATACGCAATTACAAGACCAGATGTAACCTGAACCTTTGTAAACCGCCCACCAATCCCAACACCCGCAGGCAATACAACGTCATCTAATTTTGAAATCGAATCCAGATTCCCTGCTGTTTGCCCACTCTCACTAGCTAACGCAGTATCAGTCAATGCCTGTATCCACCGGAAAACACCAGTAGCACTGTCGCCAGCCTCAAGCACAATACCTCCACCTTGCCCATGCAAATCATATGAAATCGGACTGCTCATGCCCAACTCTTACCAGATTCCCACACCTTGTCAAGCACGTTCGCCATTTGCGTATTTTTTAGGAGGGCAGGTGATTCGCCATTTGGACATTTTTTAAGGGGGTGGTTGATCCAATAGATGTAACAGCCCCCCCGCGCCGCCCAACCCCCTCCCCCCCCTAACGCAACAAACTTGCACTTGCATTAACTTGCGATTGAAACGACCGCTTGAAAGGTGTCCGCGTGAGTACTGCTCGGGTGAACATTGCCGATAGTTTGAAGCGTACGTTTGAATCACGCGCATGGATGAAACGCTCGCCTGAATGTTCCACGTGGAACACTAGCAACCCGTGCCAAGTCATCGCGCTTGCAATGTACGCTATCCAGTACGTACGCCGCTAAACACGCTCGCTAGTAAATGTTCCACGGAATGTTCCACGGGTATCTTCTAACAGATTAAAAAATGTCTTGACACTTTTAGACAACGGTCTTTATACTATTCTTACCAGAGCAACCGGTAAACGATGCCAGCCAGCGAAGCAAAGGGGATGCGACTTGTTGTGGATATTTAATGGGGAATGGCAATAGGTTTTCAGCGTATCCATTCCTTCCTTCCCTTCCTTTCACTTCCCTTCCCTTCCTTCCTTCCCTACCTGTCCTTCCCGCTTGGGTTTCCCGCTTGGGTTTCGCTCTTGGTACGTACCACCTGGCTTCCTTCGCCTTGCTTTCCCTGGTGATTGACCGCCGGAAAATGACTCTGGCCGCAAATTATTTTCCGCTTGTTTGCCTGGCATGGAATCGCGGGAATCCCTTG